ATGCCCAAGCACCACCCCATGCCCCTCTCCGGCGGCGACCGCAAAGCGCTGACCAAGGAACTCGCGCGTGCCCGGGCCCTGACGACAATCCTAGCCACCCGATCCGCCGAGAAGCGCGACGCCGGCGAGGCGTTGATCCGCGAGGCCGACGACCTGCTCTGCCAGAGCTGGAACGAGAGGATGGGGGCGGACGGCGGCCCGATCGATCCGTCGCCCTCCATCGACCAAGCCATTAACGCTGGCTATCCCTGGCTGGAGATCCGCTGCGCCCGCTGCAAGACGCCGCGCGCCGTCGACCTGGCCGCCCTGCGCCACGTCGCGACCACGATGGTGCACGATCTCGCCGGCCGCCTGCGCTGCGTCAAGTGCGCCAGCGCCGGTAAGCGACCGCCCGCCCAGCTGCTGCAGCTCGCCCCGCGCGAGAGGACGTTTCCGTGACCCACCATCGACTAGTTGGTCCCAGATCGAAGATCAAATGGGCCAATAAACGCATCGACGATCTCAAAGCTGCCATTCAGGCCTTCGGTCAGGATGGCCACCGTATACTCCGGTCTGAGTATGATGCCGAACTAAAGCGGCTTTCCGTCGTCTTTAGCAACTGCAGCCCCATCCCGCCGGATGTCAGCATCCTTATCGGAGAGGTTTTGCAGCACCAACGTTCTGCTCTCGACTTCCTGATCTGGCAGCTTATCGAACACGCCGGCGCCCAACCTTCCAACAAGAGCTGTTTCCCGATTTTCATCACGCCTCAGGGGTATAGAGCCCGCGGAAAGGCCGTCATAAATGGCGTCTCGTCCACAGCAGAGACCCTGATCAGGGCCAATCAGCCTTTCCAAAAAGGCCCCGCCGCTACGCGCGATCCGCTCTGGATGCTTCACGACCTAAACAACATTGATAAGCACCGCGCCCTCATCGTCGCCGGTGCCGCAATGTTGTCCGGCCCCAAAGAACTGTACCTTTCGCCCCCAGTGGATCTGAAGGCTTGGGCAAAACAGTATTGGGCGGTGCGAGTGCCTGTGGAAGATGGCCGTGTCTTGGCGTGGTTCGAAACGGAGCAGCGCGAAGTCAAAGCGCATGGCCGGGTGACCATTACTATCGTGTTCAACGAGGTTGGTCCTGCCGAGGACGAACCCGTCACCGCTCTGCTCACGCAGCTTTCTACCCAAATCAGTGCGATCCTCGACAGCTTCGAGGTTTGCTTCAATTAGGAGTATCGGATTTTTGGATGAGCTAAGATTACGGCGCACCGTGATCGGCGGCGAGACCGAGCCTGACGACTACGTCGTTATCTGGGACGAGATCCACATCGGCCGCATACACCGGCAGATCGGCCGGCCGGACGTCGCATGGGGGTGTGGTTCCCGGGAAAGCCGCAGCAGCCCTCGCACCGTTGTGCAAGGACATCGAGGAAGCCAAGCAGATGGTCAAGCTCGTCTGGAGCGCCATCCGCCCGACCCTGACGGATGACGATATCCGCGAGGCCCGCGAGAGCGAGGAATGCAGCGAGCGGCGACCCTGGAAACGGCCGCGGCACTGGCAGGACTGATTCGACTCAGGGCACCGGCGATACTAGATGTGTGGCGGGCTCATTTGCGTGGAGTTGCGTCATGCGTCAGTCCAATTGGACACCATCGATCGTCCCGTCGACGGATCAAACCGTCTATCAGGTCGCCGACGATTTCGGCCGGATCGGCCGAGCCTGGCGAGAGGCTGACGTTGAGGGAACCGACCTCGAGACAGTGATCCGGGGTTTGCTCGCCGGCGAGTACCACAACCCTCTCAGAGTAGTCGCCTTCAACACCGCCGAACGCTGGTCCGAGGATGTGTCCGAGGACATTGCCCGCGAGCTGCAGCGCCGCTGCGACCTGCAGCTGGTCGATGCGCCCTCCGCCCTGCAGGACTTTCTCGATCGACATATCGGCGATCGGCGGCAGCTGACGCTGCGGCTCGTGTAGGAGTTGGGTAGCGATGACAACTGATAAGACGCCTGAGCTAGAGATCAAGCTGAGCCCGAATGGAGAATTCGTCGTACTGCGGTCGACGACGGACAATTGCACGCCCGTGGCGCTGAATATTCCCACGGACATCATCGGAGAGGTCGTCGTTGGCCTCTTGGGCGCCGCCGCGGCCTGTTCGTCCGCGCCACCACCGATCGGAGCCGGGCAAACGCCGGAACTGCCCTACGTGATGGCTGGTGGGTTCGCGCTGAGCGACATCTCGGACCGCCCCGATGCGTTTGCGCTTACTTTCGGCTTTGGGCAAACGCTTCTGTCGATCGGGTTGAGCCGCAAGGCGCTCGGGCATCTCGGAAAGGGGATGATGGCCGCAAGCGCTGATAGTAGCACAAAACCGTCCTGACCGGATTCGCAAAACACTTACAAGCGATTGAACCTTCTTTAGGGGACTTAGCGTGCCGCGCATTTTCGACGGTTATCTGAATTCAGTTGGTTACTTGTATCCTTCCGAAGCAGAAGCCGAGGACGGCGCAAAATTAGGAGGAACAGGGTTCTTTGTACGGCTCCCGCTAACACGACCGGGTTTCGATTTTTTGTGTTTAGTCACCAACAAGCACATCGTAGACGCAGGATCGTCCACCGTCCGGCTCAACACGCGTGACGGCGCATTCGACATCATCCCGCTTGATGGAGCTAAGTGGCATTACCATCCTGACGGCGACGACATTGCTATCTGTCCAGTTGGATTCAATACTTCAACACACAATATCGATGGCATACACATCGACAATTTTCTGACCAAGAAAATAGTCGAACAATACGATATCGGTGTCGGAGATGACGCGTTCGTCGTGGGCCGCTTTATCAGTCGAGAAGGCAAGGTACGCAACCTTCCGGCGGCGCGTTTTGGCGCTATCGCTCAGATGCCAGGCGAACCAATCGTGCTGGAAGGAGAAAAAGTTGCCCAGGAAAGTTATCTTATCGAAGCCCGGTCGATCCCCGGCTATAGCGGCTCTCCTGTTTTCGTGTCGATACCACCAAAGCCTCCGGCACCTTCTATCCCTATTCCGGAGAACGAACCCGAAAGGGGACGCTTTTTGGCCGTGTTGCCGGAGCTTTACAAAATTCTGGGGCACAACCAAAAAAGAAACTCAGCGTTTCAGCTCGGGCCATGGCTCGTTGGGATTGGCTATTGCGAGATTTTCAACAACAATCAAGTCTACAACACCCTCACGGGCGCACCTGTTCCCAACATGTATGTCCGGGCAAGCTCAGGGATGATGGGCGTTATTCCCGCTTGGCGAGTGATCGACGTACTCGAGGGACCTGAGATCAAGGCAATCATCAATGACTTAAACGTTGTCTTGGAAAGAGAAGAGGGCAATTCTGATTCGGATCAGGTATACGCCCGCGCCGTTGAAGAAAATCCTCAGCATCGCGAAGTTCTAACTCGGCTTTGGAACGTCCATTTGCGACGAACATGCAAGTAGTCGACAGGTCTTCCGCGCCAAGGATTACGCTTTTTCGATAGCACGCGTGCGAGCAGGCATGTGACGGTCGCCGAGCAACCGCATCTTGGCCACGCGCACCCCGGTCGCCCCGCTCGATCAACGCGCGCGCGACGCGACAACGATGCGAAACATCAGTGCCTGAGGTGAATGTCGACGAAATTGGTCACGACCCAAACGATGCCGCCGCTCAATGCGACCGCAGCCCAATAGATCCAGCGGCTGACATTCCTGACGCCGTCCGCTTGCACCCGCACATTTTGGACGGCCTGGACGGTCGGTTTCATCTCGGCGATGTCTTTGGTCGCCGTCGAGATCTGCGCGCCCATCGTCGTGACCTCGGCCCGCAGCGCCTCGACCTTTTGATGCAGATCCTTGCGGCCCTCGGATGCCTTCTCTTCCATCCGCTGCCAGGTCTGCAGCAGCGTCGAGACGGTCGACTCGAGACCACCAATCTTGGCGGCCATTTGCAGCAACGCAGTGTTTAAGCTGGCCGTGTCGTCGCCGCTCATTTCGCCTTCTTTCGCTTGAACAGACCGAAGCGAGGCGCCGGCTTTTCAGCCGGCGCAGTGCTGTCGCAGGCGACACCCTCGACGCGGCCGATGCCCTCGCGAACGTCCTGGTATTGGCAGACGGCGCGCCGTAGGCAGGCATTGACCTTTGCCAGTGCCGCGCGGTCGGTTTTCCAGAGCCGCTCGATCTCGCCGGCGTTGAGGTCGCGATCCGGCGTATCGACCGGCGTCCGCTCGCAGGCCGCAACGTCCGCCGGCATCGCCGGGATGTTCGGCGCATCCGGAGGCGGAGCCTGCAGGCGTTGTTGGCTACCGAACCCCGCGCACCCGGCGAGACATGTCGCGAGTAAAACACTTGTTAGCGTTAGCCGGCGTTGCATCGATTGCCCCCTGGTTTGACTTGAGCTGCGCCTCGGCCTCCGCGGCGCGCTTGGCGTCGCGCTGTTGCAGAGCATTGGCAAAAACGAGCTGGCGATCCTTCTCCTCGAGGCGCGCCTGCAATTGAGCATTTTGCTCGGCGACCTGTGCCGCCTCGCACTTGGCATCGGCCGAGCTAAAGCCGGCGTTGTAGAGATGCGCGGCGCCGGAGATCGCGGCGCCGCCGGCGAGCACCGCCAGGCCGCCGGCGATCAGCGCGCCGGCGGCAAATGGCGAAAGGCTGACGCCGGCGAGACCGGCCAGGCGTATGACGATTGCGACGATCCAGCTCATGCGTGTTTCCCCGCGCGATAATCAGCCAGGCGGCGCTGCTCGAGCGTGTCAGCCACGAACCAGACCAGGACGCCGACGCCGGCGACGACGACCAGGGCGGCGACGCCGATCGCGATCGCCTGGACCGCGCCAGGCGTCAGGCCGAGGCCGCCGACCGCTTCCTTTGCCGCCGAGACCTGCGTCGCGCGATCGGTCACCCAGGCGAGCGCGCCGGCTGTGCCGAGGCCGCTCGAGCCGCCGAAGATCTTGCCGGCCCAACCCTTGGCCCGATCGGTCAGCGCGATCGTCTGCGAGCCCTCGTCGCGGAGATCCGCGACGGTCGCAGCCGCCCGCGTCTCGGCGACCTGGCGCGGCGCCTGCGGCTTGCCGAGCTCGGCGATCAGCTGGTCGTCGATTGCGGGCGTGAGCGGCAGGCCGCGCGCGTTGCGATAGGCGAGGATCATGCCCTCGGTCCGGCCCTGCGGCGATTGCTCGCCGTCGACCTGGCCGACGTCGTAATAGCCGAGCTCGCGCAGACGCGCCTGGACATGCGCGACGACGTCAGGAACTAGCGGCGCCGGCGTCGTCGCGAGCTTTGCATGCTCATGCGGATGCGACGTCGCGAGGCCGTGCTCGAATAGCGCCGTCTCGTCGTCGCGGCGCAGGCGCAGGCCCCTGCTGTCCGGCCAGAGCCGTTTCATCGAGCGGATCAGGCCAGGGATCTTGGCGAGCTCGCCGCTGCCGATCGCCGCCTTGATCTGGCGCATCTCGGTCCAGCGCGTGCCGGGCTTGTTGAACCCGCCGGCGTCGCGATTAAACGCGATCGAGAGGATGACGCCTTTGCAGTCCGGCGAGAGCTCGTCGAAGCCAGGCAGCAGCCGTCGGCAGATCGCGAGATAGCGCGGGATGTCATGGTTTGCGAAAACCTCGAGCGCGACGTCCCACGGGATATCGACGACACCGCGCAGCTTGCGCGCCAGCGCAGCCGCGGCCTGCCCCGTGACGCCGCAGCACTTCGCCAGCGCCTTGACCATCGCATCCGGGATCTTGCCGGACCAATCGGCCAGGAACTGCTGCCGCGTCGTCTGGCCGACGTCATAGCCGCAGCCGATCGTCACGCCGGATTGTTCGCCGGGCCAGGTCGGCCAGCGCAGATGCTTTGAATACCAGGCTTCGCTAGTGACCTCGGCGGCGACGATCAAGTCGAAAGCCGCACGCGAGATCCCATGCAAATCGATAGCGCTCGCAGAAATGACTGCGTTGGTCATCGTGATAATCCTCTTGTGGAATGAAAGAGCGGCCCGGTCAGACCAGGGCGTTTGCGCGTATCAGCAGTTGGTCGCTGTCGGAGGGGCCGCGATCACCCGCTGCAACAGGCCGTAGATCGCTTGATCTGAGTAGCTGGGTCCGCCGGTCAACGGAGCGGATGGTCGACTTCGGTCAAAAGCCGACTTCGGTGGCCAATGCGCCGATGTTCGCTCAGGGGCACGAGGGACTTCGGACTGGTTCTCTACATTCAGAGCTGATGGCAACGAAAATTGCGCCCGCCTCGGCCGGCGCCTTGTCGCCAAAGTAGCATCGTCTCAAAGATGCAGTAGCGAGCAGGCCATCGAGGCGTTCCCACCGTCCAGGAGGGGCCGTGCTCTACCTATACCTCTTTCGCGAGCGATATTCAGCCAACCGGTCCGGGGATCCAATAGTCGCCGGACAGCGGCCTAACTGTTACGCCATGAATCACCCCGAGCTGCAGGCTTGGATCGAAATAGCGCATAGTCTGCTCATTGAGGTCAATGACGCGACCAGGCGTTAGTGGCCCCACGTCATTTATCTTGACGATGACCTTCTTGCCTACAGCCTCAACGAGGGCATACTTCGGCCTCGCGCCATATTGGACCCCACCAAATTTCTGACGCAAGCTCGTCTTGATGGCAGCCGCCCAGACGGAGGGATCATAGCGCTCGCCGGAGGCTGTGTTCGGGCCGCCCTCCTGCGATCCGGGCCGGAACGGGTTGTACATTGATGCAGCGCCAACGATCGCATCCCCACAAGCATCATTGACGACGGCGCTAGAATGAACTGCTTCGATTTCACTTCGAGCAACTGTTACGGAAACGGCAAACGCGACTACGGCGCCGCAAGTTGCGGCGCTCGAGCGAAACAGCATTCCTAACTCCTTGACTGATTGTTTTCGATTGTTCGGTTCCCGATGCCGCAAAACATGGCCAAACGAACGCGGAGGCGTTCTCGAACTTGCGCCAATTTTTTTGCGGATTCGTGCCGATCGTGGCGACGGAACCGATGAGGGAACCAGGGCGGCCCCTCGCACAGTGTTCTTAGTTCTCACCAACTAACGCAGAGATTGCGTCAGCAGCATGACTGAACGGAGCATTGGATAGGCCGATGCCCGCTAAGAAGTCCGACTTCGGTTGCGGGCGCGTGTCGATATCCGCGCAGGGGCCGCACGCCGCCCGGTTAGACCAGCGTGTTCGCGCGAATCAGCAGTTGGTCGACCTGCTCGTCGGAGAGGTCGACGACCGCGATCATGTGCTGCACCAGAGGATCAGCTCGCCGGATCTCGGTCGCGAGATCCCATTCCTCCTGGACGGCCGCATCCGCCGCGATCTCGGCCTTGACCGTGGCCCAATTGCCGAGCTCATCAAAGGCGCGTTTCAGGCCGAGCTTGGTGCAGGAATCCGGCGGAGGCGGAGGCGGCAGCGGATCAGCTGCCGGCGGCACCGGCGGCGAGTACACGCCGCCGACCAGCGTGCCGCCGATCGCGTACTCTCCGCCCATGACGAGCGTGTGGCCGTCTGGCGGCGTGAACTCCGCAGGCTCGTCGTCGAACACAAGCGCGCTGACGATGCTTCCCTGCGCGTCGAGAATGTAACCGATCATTGTGCGAGAAACTCCCAGATGTTGATTAAGCCGGACGAGCCCGCGCCGCCGGCAATGTTGGACGCGGCCGACTGGTTGGAGAGACCGCCGCCGCCGCCGGCGCCGAACCCGGTTGCCGCGTTCCCGTTCGATTGATAGGCTGTTGCGTTGCCCATGATCCCGACGCCGCCGCTGCCATACGGGCTATCAGCACCCTTGCCCTTGCCGACGATGATGTTTGTCGTCGAGGCCATCTGCTGATAGTGGCCGTTGTCTCCCGTGTTTCCCGTAAAGCCATAATCGCCTGTCGTGATGGTGCCGCCGCCACCTGGCGCGCCAACCGAGCCGGTCGACATGGCGCCGCCTCCGAGACCGCCGGCAGCGACGACGAGCGATCCTAGGCTCGTCGGCGAACCCGTGCCGCCGGCGCCGGCGGAGTTGCCCGCTCCGCCGGCGCCGATCGCAACCGTCTGTGCGGCGCCGAGCTGCGCGGCTGTCAGCCATCGGAGCGACCTTCCGCCGGCGCCGCCGCCAGGCCCCGCGAGCACATAAGACGAATTCGGCGAAACGCCGCCGCCGGCGCCGCCCCCGCCGACCGCTTCAACCAGTGCACCGATGATATTCGCGGACGGATTGTATGTGCCTGACGCCGTGAACCGCAGCAGGTTGAGCCGGCCGACCGCGCCGAGGTTTGTCCTGGCGGTAGCCTTGTTCGCCAGAGCGGCCAGGTTGTCGTCATGTGCAAGCAACAGACGCCACGGATACCAGGTGCCGGCCTGCTGCACCCTGAAATAGGTTTGCGTATTGGTAGGCGTGCCGTTGAGGACAATTGCGCGCTGCTCGACATAACCTGCGAGACTATAGGCCAGCACTTCGAGGTACCACAGCGCGCCAGCGAACGGCGCATTGACGTTCGTTGTGCTGCTCAGTTGGTAAGAGCCGGTTGTAATGATCGCGTTGCAATCGGCCGCACCGCTCAAGTCGATCACCTGGCGGATGCCGAGATTGAGCCGCGCCGTCGCAGGGTTTGCCACGTCCGAAAGATTGTTCGCCGAGCTCAGATCGCCGGCGCCAGGCTGGCCGACGATGTTGAAATTCCAGCTCGCGATCGTGCCGGCGCCGTTGGTCTTGTCGACCGTGATCGTCAGGATCGTGCCGGCATAGGTCGCGAGGCCCTCCATCCAATTCGACGGATTGGCCGTCGAGGTCGCACGAACACGCGCGCCGTTCTGATACGCCAGGCCGGCCTGGGTCGTGAACGCCTGCGCGCCGGCGCCGATCGTGAGCGACGTCGTCGACGTTCCGCCGTAACCCGCGCCCTGGATACCCTGCGCGCCCTGGTCACCCTTGCTCGCGAGCACGGCCCAATAGGTCGCATTCGGCGGCGCCTGGCCGGAGCCCGGCGCCGGATTGATCCAGACGTAGGACGAGCCGCCAGAGGTTGCGACGTCCATCAGGTTGTAGGTTTTCGCGTTGTCATACGGCGCCGGCGTGCCGAGGCCGCGATAGATCCCGAGGAAGGACCATGCGCCGGCGACATGAACCCACATTTTCCCGGTCGACGGCTGCAGGGCAAATTGTCCATCCGAGCCGAGCGACGGATCTGGCGCAGCGAGCGACGCATCGACAAACCAAAAGAAGCCCGTCGTATTCAGCGCAGCGACCAGCGTCGAAACGTCGACCATCGCCTGCGCGCCGGCGATGCGCTGCGGCGACACTTTCCAAACCACATAGGCGACGCCGGCTTGCGCGCCGCCGCCCCATGGCGGGATAACGAGATGCGTCGGATCAGTGACGTCAGCGATGATCGTCTGAAAATTGCCGATCTGCAGGATGTCGCCAGGCCGGACGTTCGTGCCCGACCAGATCGTCGCCGATCCGGTCACAACGGTACCGTTGGCCGCAACGGAAATCGTTCCGGTCGCGTAACTGGCAAGCGCCGTCATCTCGATAACCTCTCGATTGTCTTTTTGGGTTTTGTGGAGCGGAGGCCGCTGGACTAAGGCAGCAGGGCCAGCCGCTGGTCCTCGTAATGCGCCGGGACACCGTTATCGGCGAGGATCTTATTCAGCTCGGCCAGGCCCTGCGCGTTCCGGACCGCGACGATCAGCCCCCTGCGCTTGTTTTCCTTGACCATGAGATCGTCAGGCTTGGCGAGGATGACGGCCGCGAGCTCCTGCGCGGTCTTGCCCTCGATCCGCGCGGCCTCCTCGAATTCCGCCGTCGCAGCGGCGCCATTCTGGACGGATAGCGCCAGCATATGCTTGCGCGCATGCGCGACGTCATGGCCGTCGACCATAAGGAACGTGTTGATCCTGCGCTCGGCGCGCTTCTTCTCCTGCACCAAAGGCGCAATCTGAATTCTCATTGCACGACCACCTCGAAGGCGCCGACCTTGTAGGGCTGCGCGGCGACGATCGTCACCCGGAATGCACCAGCCTGGTCGATCGCGAACTCGATCTTTCCATCGGCGACGTCCTCTTGGTGGACCAGCTTGCCGTCGTACCAAACATAGACCGTGAACTTTTCCGGCTGCACAGCCAGATGCAGAGCGTCGACGCCGTCGGCCTTGATCGGCCGGATCTCGCCGCTGATGACAACGTCAGGCTTTGGCAGCACCGCCGGCGGATCTTGCGAGAGGTCGATATAGGCCTCTTTGATGTCGACCGGTCCATCATAGAGAATGTGGTCAATGCCGGCCTCGGCGAACGATTTGGAAATCTCGTCCATCGGCCTGGCAGCCTCGAGGATGACCTGCGTGATGAAACCGTTCGCATCATGCCGAACGAGCGTTTTTGTTTTGTTGAGCGCTCCCGGCTCGTCGACATTCAGCACGACCGCCTTAGGCCCGCCCCCGCCGCCGCCCACGGGATTGACTACAGCATGAACCACCTCATCTGGGATGTAACCCGAAACGGTCCAATCTCCTTGGAGCGTCACTCCCGTCATCCCGCGATCCTCCTGAAAAGCGAAAAATAGAGCCGGCCTTGCTGGTTGCCGAACTTGAACCGGAACTGAATCGCCGACGACGTCACTGCGGCGTAGATCCAGAAATCGGTGCCGCCTCCGCGGTAGGCCTCGCACTGCAGATATTGCGCGCCAGGATTGAGGAGGATGCTGGGATCACAGTAACCGAGCATGAACGGGACCTCCGGCAGGGTCTCGCCGAAATTCAGCTGCGCGACGCTGTCATTGATGCTGTCGAGCGTGCCGCTCAAATAGAACTGGTGACCGGACCAGCGAGAATCGAAAACGGTCTGATCAAGGTTCGCAAGCGCCGCGTCGACGCCGGGCTTGCTGACCACTAGTTTTGCGGCGGCGCCGCCCTGCAACAGGACGCGCTGCGTCATCCGAGGCTCCGATTGAAAATCATGTAGTCGACATAAATGCCGTAGGACTCGGACAGCGAGTTATTGAAAATCATCTGGTTGTTCTGGATGCGGAAACCGTTCGAGATTTCATAAAAGATCGTGCCCCCGATGGTGATGTCCCGCGGCACGGCCATGTCCAGGCGGTAGGGATACGACACCACTCCAGAGTCGATGTAGGTCCTAAACGAGACATAAGGATTCTGCGGCAGCGTCGCCGGGTAAGGAACTGCGACGTCGCCGCTCAGCGCTGGCAGGAAGATGCTGCCCGACATGATGACCTGCTCGTTTTTGACGTCCGATTTTAGCAGGAACTGCGCTGCGGCAGTGGCCGTGACGACGTCGACAGCAGGCACGGAAAGCCAGACGCCATATTGACCGAGGCTCGGATGCAGGCCCATCAGGAACCGGCGAGCCATTACCAGACCTTCCAAGCGATATAGAAAAGATTGAACCCGAGCCCGTGCAAGCGGGAGTACCTAGCGAACACCAGGCCCGAATCATCCGGAGTAAATCCATCCCTCGCGCACAGCACAGCGAACGGCGAGCGCTGAATGGCGGTCGAGCTGTTGGCGTCCCGCATGACCAGGGTCTGACCGTATCCCGCGACTCCCGAGGACAGACTGTAAGGGACGATGTCCACCGCCGGCGGCGTCGGATACGTGCCCGAATAGAATATCTTGGTGCCACTCAGGAACGTGTAGGCTGGAATGAGCCCCACCTCGAGAGGCCTGCCCTGGTTGAGCCGACTGTCGAGCGACAGATACTTGTAATCGACGGCCGGCGGAAACTGCGCGTCGTATCCGGGCTTCGACACCGTCACCCGCGAAGCATCGATATAGATCCGGACCGCCATCGTCCGGTCACTCCGAAATAATCAGACTGCCGGCGGTCAGGTTTAGGACCATCTTGCCGTCCGAGCTCTGGATCACGCCAGCGGTCAGCGTGCCGACGTTGGCCGTGATCGCGCTCAATGTGCCGACGTTCATCATGCGCGCCGTCAGCACGCCGTCGAGATACATATTCGCCGTGATGCCGATCGAGGCGACGCCGTTGATCGTGCCAACCGTAAAAACAGCCTTTGGCAAATTCCCGTTGTAGCCCGGCAACTGGATCTGGAACTTGTCGGCGACTACCGTGAAGGCCGAGACCCCAGATCCGCCATTGACCAGCTGAATTCCGGTCACATAGCCGTTGACGTTGAGCGTCAGAGACCAGGCAGCCGCGGCATAGCCGTCGATCCTCGAGATCGCGCTGGACTGCTCGGTAATCGATGCGTTGACGTCGCCAAACTGAGTGCTGACCGACGTCGTGAGATCGGCGACCGCCTGCTGCGCGTCGACTGCCACGGTCTGGACTGTCGAGATCTGCGCGAAGGCCGCACCGACGCGGGCTGAGATTTCCGACTTGATCGACTTTTTGTCGAGCCAGTTGCGGGCGTCCTGGTTAGCAGCGGTCGACGAGATCAGCTGCAGGGCCGCATTGATCTCGTCGTTATTTTGATCCGCGACCGCCGTGACCTGATTTTTCAGGGCCGCATTGAACGACTCGAGCGTGACCATGCCCGGCGACAGCTTGACGGTCGGCGCCTCGAGGTCGACGGTCGAATAGGCGCCGCGCATCGTCGCATTGACCGCCTGGACGCGCAGCCGCACCGCGGCCAGGCTGACGACCGTGTCGAATTGGTTCTCGGCCCCCTCATAGACCTGTGTCCAATTCTTGCCCTCGTCATAAGAGACGCCGGCGACGTAGTAGATCGCGCCCGCGGTCGGAAACCAGCTGGCGAACAGCCGCGGCTCGGCCGTGCCCTGGCTGATGTAGGCATTGAGCCCAAAGACCAGCGGGACCTTGTCGTTTGACGGATACTGCGCGCTCGGCAGCACCGGCGGGTTGCCGAGATCCGTCGCGTGAACCCGCTCGTCATCAACCACCATGTTGAGCGTGAACTGGTCGCCGTTCGGCGAGCCGTCGAGGACAACGCACAGCCGCGATTGGCTTGCACCCGTGCCGAGGTCAAATGACGGATATTCCGCACCATCCTCGCGGGCCAGGACGGCCGTCAGCGTCGTCGCTTGCGCTGCCTCGGTCGCCGCTAGGCTGGCGGCGTCGAGGACGGCATGCCCCGCGTCGACGCCGCGGCTGCAAAGCACAGGGCCAAAGAATTTCCCGTTCGGTTTCCGCAACCGGATATAGAACGGCCCGCTGTCCCAGACCGGCGCCGGATTGAGCGTCACCGTCGCGCCGGCGACGCCGACGACGGCGCCGCCGTAACCGTAGTTCTCCGGCAAATCGGATTGAACCCTGACCACAGATCCGCGCGTGATCGCCCTGCCCTCATATTCCGAGCCGAGCGCGACGTTTTCCCGCCGATAGATCGATTGCAGATAATAAAACGCGCATTCCCGGAATGCCTGGTCACGGTTGACGATGCCGTCGACGCGCTTGGTCTCGGCATTGACCGACGTAAATGTGTCGCTGTCCGGCGGATATTGCACCTGCGCCGGCCGCCAGGTGCTCTCGTCGACATACTCGACCATGACAGCGTCGGGATCTTCCTCGCCGAGCATGGTGAAACTGACCTGCATCGAATCCCGCACGATCTCGCGATCGGTCATCAGCATGGTCGGCACGTCGCGCCACTCGTCGCGGACGATCGAGACGGTATCGCCGAGCCAGTAATGCTGCGCTCGAGACGGCGCCAGGATCTTGTTAAGCGCATCCGGCACGGCGACGGCCGTCGTAAACCGATAATCGAACGTGTCGCCGCGCGCGTCGCAGCCGGCCGCATGGGCCACAACGGCGTTAAAGTCGACCTTGGCGATCGACAGCCCCGATCCATACTGACCGCCGGTGACCGCGTCGAGGAAGGCCCATGCCGGGTTACGGGTTGCTTGCGTGACAAAGGCCGCCCCATTCCAAACCGGCAGCTTGCGCGTGCCGAGCACGCCGAACTTATAGGCGCCCTGCGTCGACTGCGACGCCTTCAATCGGATCGCGATCGTCGAGACGTCCGGAAACGAATTGCTGCCTTTCAGGAACGAGCGCAGGCCGGCCCAGAGCACGGAATTACTGCCCGCGGTCCCGGACAGCTCGGCGTCCTCGCGGCGAAAGCGGACAAGATAACGGCCAGGCGCGACGTCGACCTTGACGCTGTCGCGGACCGGCGCCTGCGACGCATACTGCCTGACGATCGAAAACAGCGTGGTGAACGGTCCGGTCTGCGCGCCGGCGTTGTCGCAGGTCGCATATTCCGCGGTCAGGCCGACATTAGAAAAACCGATAGAGCCATCCTGGCCGTTGACCGTGTAGCAGCCGGCCGCAAAGACGAAATCGACAGCAAGCGATTGCGCCAGCGTTCCGGCCGGGTTTGCCGCGAACGGTCCAATCCAGGCGCCAGGCGTTCTCGCCGAGGCGCCGAACGGCAGGCCGTTGGCGTCATATTGTCCGCCTGATGTTCCGGTCCCCGATGGCAGCTGCTGGCCGCTGACCTCGGCCGACTGGTCGACGTTGGTCGGAAACAACGCGACCGCACTGCCAGGCTCATAAAAAGCGATCTGCGCATCCGAGAACGCTGCCGCGATCCCGTTGGTCGCATCCCAGAACACGGTATCGTCAATATAGACGGCCTCATATTCGATGCTACCCATCGTCGGCGACAGCAGGACGTTGAGGTATTGATCGTTGGCAACGAACTCGCCCCAGGGAGTCGCGGCGAAATCGGGATAATCCTTCACGCGACCATACCAGACCGGCAAAGGCTGGCCGAGCTTGGCGACGTTGCCCTGCGCTGCGACCGAGTAAATCTGGTCCTGCGTTGCGCTCGGCGTATTGGTCGCGCCGGCCTTTGGCGCCACCAGGGCGTTGACGAGCAGCGAGCCGCCGATGCCGATCGCCGCGGTCGTCGCGAGCGCGCCAAACGTACCGGCGCCAAACAGCGCAGGGCCGGCCCAAATGGCGAAGGCCGAGACCGCGACCAACGCGACCAGGCCGATGATCTGTTTGGCCGTATTGCCGCCCTGGCCGCCGCCGAGCGGATAGGACATGAAGCGAACCGCATCGGCCGGCCCGATGCGGCGCGACCGCCAATCCCTGCGCAGCACCGCCTCGCCGTTGATCTCGAGCACGGTCGGCAGGCCTTTCTTGAACTGCCAGCCGAAAGCCCGATCGCGCGTTGCCCAGCCTGTACGCCGCAGGAAGGCCGCGACGGTCTCCCTCGGCCGCGGCTCGGCGCGACCGACCTCGAGGCCAGGCATAACCAGATGCAGCACCGGCTGACGCGCGGCGTCGCTGCGGCGCTCGCGACGAGCTCGCGGACGCTCCGGCGAGCTCGCCGGCGGCTTGGGCAATCGCTTCACAGATCCGTGCATGTCACCGGCTCACAGAACATAAGGTTTTTCCAACCGACCTGGCGCAGCGCCAGGACGGTCTCGCAGGCGACGCCGGCCTGGCTATCGCAATGGATCACCCGGCCCTCCTGGCGCAGCCAGACGCCGATATGCGCGGGAAACCGCGCATGGGCCATCAGGACCAGGGCGCCGTCAGCGGCCATCACCAGGCCGCCAGGACCGTCCGGCACCTGGCGCCAGCGCGCGCGCTCCGGATGGCCGGCGAACTCCTCGAGCACCCAGCGCCGGCTGAAATCGGCCGGCACCGCGATTTGCGGCAGCTCGCGGCCGAACAACTCGCGCTGCACATGGCAGGCGAAATCCCAGCAGTTGCGGGACTGCCAGGCCCATGGCTCGCCGATCAATGGCGCGAGGAAATCGGACCGTGTCACGGCAGCAGGCTCGGAAACTGCACATAATCATAATTCTTGGTGATGCGCGGAAACCGCTTGTTCTGCAGGTTTTTCACGATGACCGTTCCGGTCAGCGATGCGCCGACCATCTGCACACTGCGCAGCTCGAATTCGATCGGCCCATAGGCCGGCTCGGTCAGGTCGCTGCCGAGATACTCGCGATAAAGCACCTGGATATATTCCCGCGTCCCCTGCGCCGCGCGGATCTTTGGCACCAGCTCGCGGTTGACGTTGTCGATCTTGATCGTCGTCGACGGCGGCTGGCCTTCCTTTTGCTCCGGATAGCCGGCCTCGAAAGGGCAAGCGATGAATGTCGCGGTCTCGCCGGCGTTGCGCGGCGCACCAGCCTCGAGCCCAAAGGCCATATCATCGCCGACATTAGCGACAACCCGCGCCGGCTGATCGAATGACGACTGCCAGAGCTCGAGCGTGTAGTAGATCCGCGCGCTAGGCGGACAGGAGGCGCAGGCCTCGAGCAGCGCTTCATTGCGCGTCGGCATGGCTAGACGTCGTAAACCCGGAGCGTCATGCGGACGTCGACCTGGCCCGGATTAGGCCAGCTGGCGACGAGTGTCGTGCCTGGCTTGACGAACTGGCAGACCTTGTTCGCCAGCGACGTTCCGAGCCAAACATCAATGGTGAAACGCGCCGTTCCGAGATTGAGCGTCGTCTTAACCCACTCGACGAAAGTGTCATAGTCAGCCGCGTAGAAACGGACCGTCTGCGTCACAGTGCCGACATTGTCGCCAGGTCGGGGACGCTGACGCACGTTGCCTTGCTCCATATCGGTCGCGATCGGATCTCGCGCGCGCTGCAGATTGAAACCGTCTTTGAGGATGACGGCGTTTGCGATCGGAAATGCTGGCAAGGCCATCGCTTATTGCCCCGTGAACGGTTTGACGCCGTACTGGTCGCCGAGCACGCGCCGGCCAGTGCCGGTCGACAGCGAGTCGCCGACCGCGCCGTCGACCATCTTGCGCAACGTCACCTTGATGTCGCCGTTCGGCGCCTGCTCGACGCTCGGCGTCGCATCCGTGTAATTGTTGATGGTGACCTGCGGCGAACGGCCGCCGCCGCCGCCGGCGGCAGCTCCGAGCGCGGCCATCTGGCCTGGCGTAAAGACGCCCTCGCCGCGCTGCGCGATGATCGGGACCTCGTTGCCGGCGATGCCGCCGCTATGGAAACGCTTCGCGTCGTCGAAATACGCCGAATGAATGTAACGCATCGACGTCGGCTCCGAGCCGATGATGCCGCCCGTGTGGTAGAGGCCGCCGAGGCCGCCAGTAAAGCCGGTCGACGATGCACCGCCGGCGGACGCGCCGCTAAACGAAAACCCGCCGAGGCCGCCGGCCGCCGACTGCAGCGATCGCATCAGGGGCTCGACGATCGTGATCTTGATAATCATCTGCTCGATCGCGCGGATGATCTGGTTCGACATGTCGGTAAAGCCCTGGCCGGCCGACTTGGCACCCGTCGTGATATCGGCCAGGCCGTTGACCAGGTCGCTCTCGATCGCCCCGGAAATCCCCTTAAAGGCATTGTTGGTGCGGATCGCAGCCGCATAGGTACTGTCCAGAGCAGCCGGAACGTCGTTGCCATAGATCCCCTTGAGCTGCGTCGCGATCGCGACGTCGTCGGAGGACAGGAAGGCCGTCTTGTTGCTGAAATCGATCTGCGAACTCACCTTGGCCCGCGCCAGGGCGTCAGCAGCCTCCGCCGCGCGATCGCGCAGATCTTCGAACCGCGCAGCCTGGTCGGCGGTTTCCTTACCGCCGTTGGCCTGCACTGCCGAGGTCTCGACGGCCGTCGCACGGAAGGCCGCGAGCGCCGCATCGCCGAGGCCGACTGCCCTGGTATCGGCCTCCTGCGTCTCGGTATGACGACGCAGCGTATTGATCGCGCGATCGACCGGATCATCCGCCGTGTCCTTCGATGCGACGTTAGACCGCGAACCGAACTGCAGGCCATTCAGGCCTGCCTGCATCGACTTGAGCGATGCAGCCTGGTTCTGCCAGGCCCAATCGCTCTGCGCGTTGCTTGTGTTGGAGATCGAGGAGCCGGTCCCGGCGTACCACTTGATCTCATCAGGCGAGAGCGTCCTGATGTTGGCTAACGGCTGGTTGGCGGAAACGATGCCGAGCAGCTTAACCCAGCCGTCCCACAGCGAGCCGGCATTCGAGAGCTCGTCGACCGCCTGTTTTGCCTCCGGCGTGATATCGATCCTAAGCCCGACCGTTTGATCTGCGTTAGGACCGCCGACACTGTTGGACAAGGCGCTGAGCTGCTCGCTTGCGGCCTTCTCGATCGAGTCACGGTCGAGCGACTTGAAGAACTTGGCGGCCCGCTCGATCAGGTCATCCATGACCGGCAGCAGGCCTGCGGCAGCCTCTTTCATGTAGAGCGACCACTGGATCGAGCTCTTGCGCCACTCCGCATCGAAATCGGCCGCGCGCTTGACCGTCTCGTCGTCGATGACGACGCCGGCGGCCTGCGCCTGGTTGCCGAGATCCGCCATCGCGCCGGCGCCCTGCTGCAGCAGCGGCACCCATTCCTTGGTAAAGCCGAGCATTTGCGCGATCGCGGTCGCGTCCTGCGGATTTCGAGCACGGCTGACCAGGTCGGCCGCGATTTGCAGCAGCTGGTTTTGGCTAATCAGCTGCCCGTTTGCGTTGCGCAGGCTGACGCCGTTAGCATCGAACTCTTTCGACAGCGAATTAGCATTGCGCTGCGCATCATTGAGCAGCTGCGCGGACTTCTCTAGCCCGGCGTTGACCTGGCTTTCGGTCAGCCCTGCGATCTGGCCGCCGAACTGGACGCCCTGCAGATCCTTGAGCGACAGGCCGACGCGATCGGCCAGCGACGCCATGTCGGCGAGCGCCTTGTTATAGCTGACGACATACTCGAGCGCCTTATTCACCGCAGCCGCCGCAGCGACGGCACCGGCGCCGAGCGCGACCAGGCCGACGTTAAAGCCGGTCGCCGCGTCCGTGCCGCGCTGCGCGGCGCCGGCGGCACTGTCCATCGCCCGCTCGTAATCGGCCGCACCTTGCGTATTCGCGTCGATAACGAGCTCGGTCACGACCTGGTCGGCCATCAATCCACCTGCAGTTTTGAGTAATCGACCAGATAGAGATCATCCAACATTTCGATGATCTCGAGCTCCCATGGATCCAGGTCGGTTTGCGTCCGACGCAGGAAAGCGTCGATGTCTTGCCATTCCAACGGCGACAGCGCGAAACCGTTGCCGCCCTTGCGCCGGCGCATCCGGTCATAGATGCGCCAGAGATAGAGCAGCCCCGCCGGCATCGCCGGGACCTTGAGGATCGCCTCTCGCTCGGCCCTGCGCTTCTGATCGCGCGTTCTAAGCAGGAGGCCCTCGAGGACCTGGCGATAACTGTCGCCGGCGTCGCCGGCCCTCGAGGACAGCAGGAAACTGCGCTCGGCGTATGCCCTCAAGTCTGACTTGAGGGCCTCGTAAAAGCCCGTTCGCTCGTCAGGTAATCGGTGACCTGGACGAAGAAACTGCCGAGCTCCGGCCGCAGGAACAGATTGACCGCGTTCTCGAGCGTGAACGGGATAGGATCTGGCGAAACCGTCGTGAACGTCGGATTTGGCGACCAGCTGACGATCCGGCGGCAGACCTTTGTCACATTCTGCCGGCGCCGATCGGCGACCGTCTCATCCTCGGTTTTCCATTTGCGGCCGTTGACCTGCGCGAACTCGATCGCCTTCTCCTTCTCGATCGCGTCGCGGGTTGATTCATTGTTGAGCGCGATCGTCTGCGGATGCGCCGGACCGGCGAGCTCGATCACCCAGCCGATCGGCGTATCCGTGCCAGGCTTGCGGATCTGTAGCTTGAACGTGTCGACGGGCAAATGTGCCGAGAGATCGAGGATTGCAGTTGCTTCAGTCATGTCGGTTGCCTTTTGTCGGAAAGGTTGGCCGCAGGGTCCGACAACCCTGCGGCCGGTTCTCGCGAGAACATTCCATCGGCCTCTGTCGGCGCCGATCACTCAAAACGCTACGCAGCAATGCTCTGAAATGAGATCATGCTGTTATTACCGGTCGCCGAGGTATCGATGCCAACCAGCGCCGGCGGGATCGTGATCGTCTGCGTGCGACCGCCGCCCTGCTTGGAGAACACCGAGGGATCGACGCCGCCGAGCGTGAAATTCGGCACCGTGATCGACATGAAATCTTTTGGCTCGGCCATGTTGTCGACGGCCAGGATGTTGAGGGAATACTGCGTTTCGCTGACGAAATCGGCCAGCAGCTGCAGATCCTTGCGCAGCATGGTCAGGTTGAGCGAAACCCGCAGCGGCCCCGTGAACACGTCCGGCGCATACTTGATGTTGCCAGAGCCGAACGCATCCGGCGCGCTCGGCTGGATATCCAGCGACAGATCGAACGACGTCAGCTCGACCAGGTCGACGCCGCCGAGCCGGATCGTCGCGTCGACGACGGCGAACGGCGTCCCGGCCGTCTCCGCCGGGTTGGTGAAGTATGCGGCCTCCAATGGCCGGATCTTGCCGGTCCCGATGCCGCCGGGATCGAACGTGATGATCCCGTTCGGCGCCATCGAGAATTTGCCCGTGCCCCAGACGAAATCGTCGAGCACGGTCGCCTTGCCGATGTCGCTCTCGAATTCCTCGATCCCGAAATAGCGCCGGACCAGCGCGGCCGGGTTGACCAGGCGCTTGCCTGGCCGCGTGATCGTGCAATTCGTATCCGGCGCTGCATTGACGACCAGCGTCTCCGGCACCGTGATCTTGGTCGAGGACAGCGCCGAGATCCGCAGATTGCGGGCATTGTTGCCGGCGTCCGGCAGATTGGTCGCGCGGATGATATCGCCGACCTTAAAGCCCATGTCGATCGGCGAGCCGTTGGCAAAAACGATGCCGTCCGCGACCGTCGTCAATGACGTAAAATCGGCCTGCGTCTTGTTGAGCGGCGTCGCATCCCAGGTGCCGCGCATGATCGCCTCGATAATCGCGTCATGCGAGCCGAGCCACATTTCAGCGTTGTAGCTCGACGAGGTTTTCTGCGTGCCGTGACGGCCGCGGATCGACATGCCGTCGTTACGGATCGTCTGCGATTCCGTGGCAGCTTTCGACAGCTTGGCACCTGGACCGCCGGAGATCGGCAGCACCGTGGCGCCGGCGCCGCCCGCGGCGATCTGGCCGAGGCCGGCCTGCGCCTTGTAGGCGACGCGGCCGGCGGAATTGCTTTGATAGACCATGCGATCAGTCTCCCGTTTGGATCAGCCGATGAAAAAGAACTGGAAAGGAATCACGACGACCAGGCCGAACCAGTTGCCGTCGTCGGAGGCGCTGTCGCCGCCCTGGACGGTCGGCCCCTCGCCGTTCTCGCCCCAGCAGCGCACGCAGGCGCCGGGCTCGGCGTTGTAGAACGTCGCATCCTTGAACAGGTCACCGGCCTGGCCGGCGAGCGCGAGATGCGCGGCGAACCCGTAGCCCTTCGGCACGAATACATGCACGAAGATGTTGCCCGTGATTAGCCAGGTCTGGTTGCCTGGCGTGCCGACGCCGCGCTTGCGCCGCAGGGTCTCGACGACCTCGAAATAGCACCAGGGCGTGCCCTGCGGCGGCCATGGCGTCTGCGGCGGATCTTCATTTTGGAACGAGCTCGGCGCCGCCGCGAAACCGTCTACATAGCGCGCGCGCATCGCTGCAACGGCGCCGGCATAATCAGCCATGGGAATAACCTCTAGCGTGCCCGGATCGCGAGGGCCGGCTGCCGGACGAGCCAGTCCTGGCGCGCCCTGTCCGACATGCGGCGCCGGCCGGCCTTGATCTGCTGCGAGAATGCGGCATAGGCCGCGACGTCGCCGAACCGGACCGGCATGAACGTGAATTTCACCGCGGCGCGATTGCCGAACCGAGCCGCGACGAGCAGCGCGGTTTCCTGATAGACCTTCGGCTCGACCTTCATTTTCATCCGGCCGATCTCGATCTTGCGCGAGTAAGGGACCGGGTTGGAGATATTGATCTGGTCGCCGCGCCGGAAAGCCGAAACGTCGCTGACGACATGACCATTTAGGAAAACCGTGTGGCTATCGCGGTAGAGACCGGGATGCGGATCGTCGACAGATCCGACCGGCGATCGCTCTCGCAACGTCTCGAGCGCGAAATCGACGATGTCCTGCATCGCCAGGTAGCGAAAAACGATTCGCATCAGCCATCGACCGAGACGAGCTCGTCATGCGGGCCTGTGACGATCTCCTCGACCTCTGTCGGCAAAACGCCGTCGCGGTCGAGATCGGTCATCTCCTGGTCGATACGCTGCAGCATTTTGGCCCGCGCCTTTTGCAGCGCGCGCTCTTTTGCTTCCTGGAACGCCTTCCGCGCGTTGAGGCCGGCCAGGTCGCCCGTAATGACGAAACGGGCCTCCTCACTGGTCGAGATCCCATTGCGCGCGGCGTCGAGCCTGCGCTCATAATCAGCCCCGTCGAACACCTTGCCCATCAGCCGCGGACCTGCAGCTCGAATGCGATGATCTGCCCCTGGATTCGCCTGGTCGCGTCGTCGACGCCCATGATGCTGACCTCGGCGCCGGCGATCACCAGGAAATCTCGATCCGTCAGCGGCAGCATGGTCGACAAGGCAACCTTGCCGGCCGGCACCGGCGCCGAGGGATCATTCAACAGGATGACGTGCCGGTCGCCCTGGCGGATCTCCCCGACGATCTCCGCCGGCTGATAGCCCTTGACCTTCGCCAGGACAGCCGCCTCTTTCGCGACGGCCCGCGCTGGTCCGACGCCGGCATAACGGCGGACCAGGACGGTCTCGCCGTTCTCCTCGAGCGAGCGGATATGCTGGTCGAGAGACTCGTCCGGCGTCACTGGCCGTCAACCTTGCTGGTGATGACCTGGCCGACCTCGGAGCCGCTCGAGCCGGCCTCGCCATCGTTTGGGCCGCCATTGTCCCCCGCGATCATGGTGCCGAGCAGCTGCTCGAGCTGCGCCGAGTTGTTCTCGAGCTCGCCGGCATGGCCCTGTAGCGCCTTATGCTGCTCGTCGATCTTGTCGAGCACGCGATCATAGCGCTGGCCCGTGACGCCGATATCCGTCTCGAGCTTCCTTGCCCGCGCCAGGCGCGAGCGCATGCCGGCGAGCTCGATCGGCCGTTTGATGTCGATCATGTCGATTCCCTCCAGGATCTCCGGATGCCGCTCGAGCAGCTCGAGCCGCAATTTCAGATGCGCGATCGCGACCAGCGCCGTGACGCGGTCCATCGCGCGCTCATTTCGCGCGAATGCGCAGCTTGACAACGCGCTCGAGCTGCTGCCCGTTCGCGGTCTCGATCCGGTTTGCGATGCTGTAGACGCGGCCGAGCTCGCCGCCGGTCAGCGTCACCAGGGCGACGGTCGCCGTGTTGCTCGAGGCGCTGGCGACGATGCCCAGCGGTAGAACGTAGCTCGAGGCCTTGATGCCGGCCGCAGGCGTCACGGTCTCGCCGGCGGCCAGGCGCGCGCGCTCGGCCGGCGAGAGCAGAACGTCGGACCAATCGAAACCCCGCTCGACGACCTCGTCCGGCGCTTTGGCCGGCCAGATCAGCAGCGTCCGCGCGTTGCGTGGCGCCTTGAGGATGCGATCGGCCATCACCAGACCTCCGACAGCATGAGCAGCGTGACCGCATCAGGGATCAGCGTCTTGACGTCTGGCGACAATTGCCAGGCCTTGTCGCTGACGCCGATGACGAGATCGCGCACCAGCGCGGGATTTGTCTCGCCAATGCTGTAGAGATGCCGGATCTGCAACAGGATGCAGGTTTTGACGATCGCCGGCAGATCGTCGAGATCCTCGTAACCGGCGTCGAATTCGATGACGATCGGCTCCGGCGCATGCGAGAACGCGAGCGGCCAGGACATACCGAATTTCGGAAAGATGCGGACGCTGTCGCCCGCGGTTTGCACGACATAGCTCGCGGGATCGAGCGTCTGCTGCGTCTCGGTCGCCCAATCGACATACTTGATCGAATGGATCGCATCATAGACGACCGGCGCGATCGGGATCTCGATCACCGGCCGCCAGCACGGCAGCACCCATTGGAACGTCCGCGGCACGAATGCGCGCTGGACCAGCGCCTCGCAATGCCCCGTTGCTGCGCCGATCAGGCCGGAAATCAAAGCGTCGTTTTTCGTGCTCGAGACGCGCAGCTGCGCCTTGGCCTCGTCGAGTGTGACGGGATAGCCCGCCGGACGCTGAGAGATGCGGAGCATGTCGGGAAGCCCTGCCGGAAAGGGAAACAGGCGCCTCGGCCTGGTGCGGCCGAGGCGCCAGCTGGATCAGCCGACGAACTCGGCGACTGACGCCGCATCGTTGTCGGTTGCGAACCCGTACCGCGGATCGAAACCGAGCACGGAGCAGCCGACCAGGCTCGCGGCGATCGCAGGCGTCACTGACACCTGGAAGAATCCGAAGCCGTTATTGATGTCCAGATCTTCCTGCTTGAGGTTAATCAGGACCTGCTTGTTATCGTCCGCGCCGGCTTTCGTGCGCTGAGTGATCGCCTTGCCGGCGACGTCCTTTGCACCGGCGCCGGCGGCCGAGGTCGCCTGCTGGATCTTGGCGTCGACGGTCGCCGCAGCGCCGAGCGCGCCGAGCGAGATCACGGCCATATAGTTGTGGAACTTGCCGGCATCGATCCAGCCCGTGGTCAGCGCAGCAGCGGACGATTGCGGGTTGATCGAGTCGACGACGCTGACGCGCTGCGACGGTTTGAGATTGGTGTGCATTTGCACTCCTCATGGTTGGGAAACGAAACGCGGCTGTTACTCGCGCCGGCCAGGTCAGGCCGGCGCGCCGTCATTGTCCGACGAGCTCGCCGAGCTCGATCAGCGCGCCTCGAGCGCGACGAAATGCGACTTGGTGTTGGCGCCCTTGGCCGGCGCGACCGGCGCCGACAGGTAAGGCTGACCGCCCATCCGGAAGATCCAGCGGAAGGCCGCCAGGTTGTAATCAAAAAACAGATGGATCGAGGCGGCGAAATCGATGCCGCCGCCGGCCTTGGTCGCGAGCGCATAGCCCGAGAGGTCGACGCAGGTCAGATCGCCGAGGTCGCCGAGCGTCGCACTATGCTCGTTGAAGATCAGCGGACGGCCGAGGAAAACGCCGCCATCCGGCGCGCCGGCGAGCGGCTGATTCAGCGGCAGCCAGGCCGGCACGTTGCCGATCGTCAGTTGACCGAGCTGCGGCAGAATGTCGGAATTGCCGAGCCACATCGGCCGGCCGCCCATCCGCAGCAGACGCGAATACATCTTGAGGACGTTCGCGACGTTGATCGTGTCGGCCGCCTGCCCGCCCTCCTTTGCGACGGTCACCAGCGCCGGCGCGTTCATGAAGCCGAGCGGCTTGCCCTTGCCGTCGCCGGTCATGACGGCCTCGAAAGCCTTCCAGCGGATCGCGTTGGCAGCCTGGTTAAAGATCCGGTTCTGCAGCCGCGGCGCATCGTCGAGGACCTCCTGCGACGCCAGCACGAAGGCGTAGAGCTCATGCAGCTGGATGATCTCGCCGGTCGCCGCAGCCTTGGTCGCGATCAGCTGCGTGCCCTCCGAGCGCCAGGCCGCCTGGACGCCGGAGGCGCCCCAGGGCGTGGTCTCGTCCTTTGCGATCGCGATCGAGTTGCCCTGCGTCGGCTCCGGATTGCAGAAGCCGAGCAGGTTCTGGTCGTCGAAAACGAGCGCCCAGATCTGCTCGCGGTACTCGGTCGGCACCAGGAAGCCCTCGCCGCTGCCGCCCTGGTTCTGCTGGAAATTGGTCGGCGCCGCACCGAGGCGCGGATCGAGGCCGCCGCCGGTCATTGCATTGCGAACCGAAACCGCGAATTCCGCGACGCTGCGGAAGCCGCCGGTCCGCTCCGGATTGATGTCGTTGACGACGGTCGCCAGCGCCGGACCGCCGAGCGCGGTCGAGGAGCCGAACAGTGCCGTCCGGCGCAGCTTCTTTTCCTCGGCCGAGATCTGCTTGTCGAACTCGGCGACCTCGGCCTCGAGCGCGTCGACCTTGGTCTCGAGCTCGCCGACCTGCGTGGTCTCGGCCTCGGTCGGATTGGCCTTGCCCTGCAGCGCGTTGAGCTGCTCGAGCGCGGTTTTGCCGTCCTTTGCCTTGTTGGCGCGGGCCTGGCGCAGCTGCTTGATGTCCACTCGCATGGATCAATGACTCCTGGTTGGTTGTGTGGTTTGCCTGGACGGAGAAAGAGCCCGCGTTCCCGCTGTCCAGGCGACGGCGCGGGTCGAGCAACTCAGGAATTGAAATGAAAAGGCCTCGGCGGCTGGCCTGCAATGGGTGAGCGGCCGCCTTAGGGCGCGCTAACCGGACACGCGCGTCCGCTCTTCACCAATGAACTGCAGGCGACATGAACCGAAGATGAGAGAGCCGCCAACTGAGGCGGCCTTACTTTTTCGGAAAGAGCTTGTCCCTGACATACCGGGACGTGGGCGTAAGTCGAATGCCGCGCGGCTTACGCCAGATGGCTTTGTCGATCTCTTTCTTGTCGCCAATGGTCAGGGGACCGGATGTTTTTCTGGCGACAAAGATCGCGTCGCTCATCTTTCTGCCTGAGCGGCGGTTCTTTGATTTTACTTCCTTCCAGAGCCGGACGCGCCCGAGCTTGAGCTTGGGTAGCTCCTCTTTGATTTCTCTTCGCAGGCAGTCTTTGTCAGTCTCGCGTGGCCGCTTGCGACCGCCAGGAAACATCCAAAGCCGGTCACTCTTGCGCCGCACCAAAAGAACCTTACCGCGCTTTACGGCTATGAGTTTTGAGGACTTCGCCATTTCCATTTTCGCCGACCAGAATCGGTGAGCAACTATAGCACAATATGGGTTAGGCCTCAGTTTCCGCAGGCTTAAAGCTAATGGGGCACATACTCGTAAACGACGAGAGCCCCAAGTCCGATCATGGCGACCAGAACGGCTATTGCGAGAAGGGACTGCGGGCGCATCAGCATCCTCCTGCTTCCAAAGGACATTCGCCAAGCTACCTCAGTAGTCCGCTTTGGGGTCATTTGCAGGCGTTTCTGAGTCGGTCGAGCCATGTCCGCTCTACGCCTATATGCGCACGACCCGGCTAATCAAATACCAGCGCCGATCGCCGGCGCGAGTTCGGCCGCGGCGAGCGCTGCTGCAGCATGCCGCCGATCACCTGGTCGAGCGTTGCGATCCGGTCGGCCATACCGCGCGCGACGGCCTCGCGCGCGCCGACCATGCGGCCCTGACCGAATTCCTCGCGGACCTTGGTCTGCGACACGCGCCGGCCGCTCGCGACCGCCTTGACGAAATCCGCGCCAGCCTCGTTTGCGCGGCCCTGCAGATAGGCCCTCGCCTCGTCCGACAGCGGCGCAAACGGATGCGCCTCGTTCTTATTCGGCGATTGCTCTGAGCGGACGATCGTCATCTTGATCCCGACCTGGTCGAGCCAGCCAGAAATATCCTGGTGCATAATCATCGCGCCGATCGAGCCGACGTCGGCGGACGGCGTCATCACCAGATCGCCGGCCTGCGAGGCGATCCAATAGGCCGCCGAGGCCGCAAGCGTATTCGCGAGCGCAACGACAGGCTTCTTTGCCGACGCCGCAGCGACAGCAGAAGCGGCCTCGACAGTTGCCGAGACCGTTCCGCCAGGACTGTCGACGTCGAGGATGATGCCGGCGACGTCCTGGTCATCGGCCGCGCGCGTGACCTGCGCGGCAATGCCGGAAAGGCTCGAGCCGAACCAGCTGCCGCGCGGCGTCAGCCCGCCGGCAACGGAGACTAGTGCGATCTTGCTCGCCGAACTCGAGGCCTGCGCCGTGGCAGCTGCGACAAGCGCCTGACGCTGCTCGGCGCGCGCCAGGCAATCGGCGAGCGCCGACACCTCGAGCGCGACCAGCGCGTCGATCGACGAGATCTGCGTCAGGACCTGGCGCAGATCCGGCGCCGCGGTTTCGATCTTAATCATTGTTGCCGTCCTCGTTTGGAGAGCTCGAGCCGGCGCCGGCCTTGTCGTCGCCGCCCTGCGCGCCGCCGGCAGAGTCCTTTGTCAGCGGGTTTTTGTACTCATTGCCGCCGGGATCGGTCCGCGGCGACATGTTCTCAAACCGCAGGATGTCGTTCGCCGACAGCCATTCGCCCTGGCGTCCGATCAGATAGGCCCGATAACGATTCAGCAGGTCGCCACGCAGCAGACCGAAGAAATTGAACTCGAAAAATAGATCGCCGTTTTCGTTGTCCAGCAGCAGATCCCGCTCGACGCCCTGCTCGAGCTCGATCGCAAGCGGCGCCATACAGCCGACGACAAAATCGAGCGACTGCTGCTCGACGTTGTTATTTGTCGCGCGTTTCAGGCGCGAGGCGCGATGCGGCGGGTAACTCCATAGGCCGAAAACTGCAGTGTCGGCGGCGTCCTCGGTCTCGAGCAGCTGCGCCTCGGAATTGGTCACCTTGATCGGATTATATTTGACGCCATGCGTCAGCAACCGATCCTTGTGCCTATTCAGCCCGGTCCCTGCAGCGCGCCAGTTTTCGAGGAATGTGTTTCGTTCTTCCTTGTCCTTGAACACGCCGGGATGCTCGAGCGTGCCGCCGGACTGGCCGTTATTCTTGAACCAGATGTCCCCGTAGTCATGCACGGCGATCGCGCGCGCAAAGACGTTCCGCGCACTATGGAAAATCGGCTCGCCGAGCAGGCCATCCTCGCGCAGCGGATTCGAGCGGATATGCCAGAGCTCGTCGTCGCGATAGGTCGTCTGTTTCAACTGCGCGCCCTGGACGATCGTCGCCGGCGGATTGAACGTGTAATACAGATGGCCGTCGATTCCGCGCTCGACCATCGCCAGGCGCCGCGGATGCAGCCATTCGAGGCCGCCGACCGCGTAATAGTTCGAGGCGCGGGGATCTCCCGGCGGCACGATCGCACAATAGGCATTACGATAATAAGAAACGTTCCAGGCGAGCTCGCCGACCAGCTCCGCCGGCGTCTGGCGGCCGTTCGGCCTGGCGGCAAATAGTCTGGTGACCGGATGATCCGGCAGCGCCTCGCGCGCGCCTTTGGCGCCGCGCCGATAGACCGACGCCGGCAGCGATTTCATCGCCGAGGTAAGGCCGTGACGCACGGCCTGGACGGCGCCGAGCTGGCTGACGTTGCTGTCCCGGACGTCGACCCCGGCGAGCGACATGCGACCCCCGAAATCCGCCCAATATTGCGGATCGCTCATGTCGCGCGGCGCGCCAGGATCGAACGCATTGGCGACCGCACGAAACGCCGAGCCCAGCCCGCTCCTCAACATTCCCATCAGACCACCGTCAGGATGTCAGCGCCGGTCACGAGCAGGCCGGCCGTTGGATTCCAGCTCATGAGGATCGCGGCCTCGAGCAACGCGATAAACGGGTCGATCTTGGCCGAGCCGGCGACCTGCTTGGTCACCATGTCCGCGTTGCCGCGGCGCTCGGTTTTGGCGTTGCCGACAACCCAGGACATGAGGCCTTGCCCGGCATGCCAGAACGTTGCGTCGGCGAGCTTGAAATCGAGGCCATAAACCGCCGGCGCGAGCGCCGAGCCCTGCAGCAGCCGCCGGAGCATGTCGTCGGTCACGCCGACAGCGGTCAAAGCCTCGATAATGGCCGCCGCCTGGTTCGGATCGATGCCGACGCCGTTTTTCTGCGGCAGCAGGCCGCTCGCGACAATGCGAGCGACCAGGACGCCGAGATCCGCGATCGCGTCCGCCATGTCGACGATCGTCATCGACCCTTCCTCGACGAAATCCTGCAGCTGGTTCGCGATGTCTTTCCGCCGCTCGAGGACGATCGGATCTGCCCAGGCGTAGGACCAGGACAGCCAATGCCGCGTACCGCGCTCGCGGCCAATCACCGCCAGGCCGAGGAGGTCGTCGCGGCCGCCGGAGTCGATTCCGATCGTGACGACCTCGCAGCGCGCCAGGATCGCGTCGAGGTCGAGTCCCCTGATGACCTGTGCATCCCAGAGATCCGCGCCGCCCCAACCCTCGTTATTGATGCCCTGGCCGATCTCGATATTGAGATGCTGCGACGCCCAGATCCGGATCGCTTCCTCGCCCTTGTCGCGCTCGCCTTCCCAATCTGCGACGAGCTCCGCCAGGGCCGGACCAGAACGGCCGAGGTTCGGCATCACCATCGGCCAGTTGACCGGGTTCATCCAGCGCGGCTCGACTCCGTTTTTCCGCTCCTCGCGCGTCAGCGTCGCGATATCCGGCGGAAATTCGTACAGCAGCGGTAGCATCGGCCGAATGACCTTGCCGCGATACTTCCCGTCACGAACGTTGCGCGCGAATTTCAGCTCCGACTTGAAGATCCCGGCTGGAATGTCATCGCTCTGCGTCGTCGTCATGACGAGCAGGCCTTCCGGCGTCTTGTCGAGGCCGCCGCGGATCTGGCGCAGTACCTTGGCGCCCTTTGCGTTGAATCCGAGCAGATGGATCTCGTCGAGCAGCACGAAAAACAGGCCCATCGCGCCGGTCAGGATGTTGACGTCGAAAGTTTTGACCTGCGCCTCGGCCTTGGTGACCAGGTCCTCGATCATCATCTCATGATCGTGAGTGCGAAAGCGCCGTTTCAGATCCGGCGACTCCTCGATCATGCCAACCGCCTGGTCATAGGCGCGCGTCGAGATCGCCTGCGTCGGACCGACAAACAGCGCTTTGCCGCGAGGCCGATAGTTCATCAGCATCGCGACGATCAGCAGCGCCGCCGAGTTGGTCGTTTTTGACGATCCTTTCGGCACCAACGCGAGAATGTCGCGGATATGCCGGACCTGGTTGGCCGCATCCCAGCTGCCGAACGCGGCGCGCACCAGCTCGCGAAACCACGGACCGGACGCGGTCCGCATCTTCGGCTTGCCCGGCACGTCAGGCAGCTGGATCTCGTCATAGAACGCCTGCGCCATGTCCGCCTCGCCGGCGAACAGCGGCATATCCGGCATGAGCGAGCGGCCGTCGCGGATGCGCTCGGCCCAATCGACTCGGGACAGATCCCACGTTGCAGCGGCCGGCGCCGCGGGCTCAATCGAGGGCAGCATCAGTGCGAGGTCCCTGCCTGCTGACGGCGCATCATGAGCTCGCCGAGCGGCGTGCCGGCGTCGGGCTGGTGCGCGGCGGCGAGCGCGGCGGCTTTCTTGCCGATCTTCTCGGCTGGCGCCTTTTCAGCTGGCGCCGCCTTGGCTGGCTTCTGCGTCTGGCCGTACAGCATGAGATCGTTGCGCTCGAGATACTTCTGGAATTCCCGGATCGCCGAGACGTTGCCGGCGTTGACGCCGTCCATCAGTTTGACGCCGACCTGTGCGACCAAGCGATCGCGCGCGACGTCCCGGAATTTGAGCTCTGAAAAGTAATGCTTCCGCAGCGTCGGCTGCGTGATGAAGAGCGCCGACGCAATCCGTGCGTTGTTCCAGCCGAGCGCGACTAACAGGCTGACACGATTCCGGTTTTGCTGGCTCGGCACATGCTCCGGCCGGCCGCGCTGCCCCCAGTTGGACGGCACCGGATCGCCGAACAGGTCGAAAACATCGGCCATGATGAAAAAAAACCGTCAGTGTGAGATGGGCCGGTCCGCGGAGAGGCACCCTCGGAGGAAATGCCCACCCCCTACCCCTCTCAATCCCAGACGCCGCGCGTGTGCAGGCTCGCCTGCTCCTCGGCCTGCTTGGCGCTGTCGTGGCATGCCTTGCAAAGTGTCTGCAGGTTGCCGTCATCCCAGAACAGGTGCTCATCACCACGATGCGGGATGACATGGTCGCAGACCAAGAGCGACGTATTCGGCTCGACCCTGCCGCAGCCCTTGCGCTGGCACGTGTAGAGATCGCGCAGGAAGATGCGCAGGCGGAGCGCTCGCCAGCGCGCGAGCTTGTACCAGGCTTTCCAGGGCGGCTGCGTCATCCACAAAAGGAAAGGCCGACCACCTTGCGATGATCGGCCTCAAGTCTAGGGAGGAAACGCCCAAGGAGGGCAGCGATAGCGCGAGGCGCTACCGCGCAACCTATGCTAATGAAAACGCCGACCGCACCAGCTGCGATCGGCGTTGGATCTGGCGAAGATTGAGGCGCGCTCCGCGCGTCCGCCTGGAATCAGGCTCTGCACTTTTAGCCGAGCTGCCGCGCATGCACCGCACCGCGAATTAGTCGATCAGCTCGATCTGCGCCTCGGTCAAACCACTTACCTTGACGCCGTGCTTTCCGTCGCTGACTAAGACGCTGAGTCGGCCTTTTGAGTCAACTCGCTCGATCAGCGCTCGAAAGCCGGAGAACAGGCCATCGGCGACGCGGATCTCGCGCCCTACTCTCATTTCCGTTTCGTCTTTGACCTCGGCGACCGTGATGAAGCCATACCGCAGGAACAGCTGCGCAAGTGCCCATCGGCGCCGTGACGGCAGCATGTTCTCGATTTTGACGATGTCGCGCAGCAGCTGCATCTCGGTCGCGTTGAGCCACGATCGCAGCTCTCCGAACTCGAGCAGATTGTCGACGTCAGGAATGCTGCGGATCTCGGCGAGACGACCTAGCTCGAAATCAGGCAGGAAGATCAGGCCGGGCAGAAACGGCTTTTCGATCCGCCGGCCGAGATGCGGACGCCGGGCCACCTGACCGCTACCGCGCTCGACGAAATGAACGACGGTCGGCGACCAGCCGCTGATGCAGCGCTCGCCGAAAGCCTTGATGACCTTCGCGTCGCGGCCAGGCATGACCTGCAGCACGCGCCAGCTCGCCGGCGTCGCCGGCACCGCCAATCGATCGTTGGTCTCGACATATCCAACGATCTGCCCCTTGCGGTATTGCATGTTCATTCGCTCTCCCCTGCGCCCTGCCACGTTCCATCGCGTCGCGGCGGCCACGGCGCCGGCACGCGAAATCCCTGCTTTGCCTTCCTCAACCGGAAATTTGGATGCGACGCCGAGACGCCGTGAACGCTCGGATCAAACGGCTCGAGAAAGATCCGCTCGGCGTGCGGCTCGGCGCCGATCCAGAACGCCAGGCGATCGCGCCAGGCGGCAAACTGCGGCGTTCCCTGGTCGACGACCTGCCACGCGTCGCGATCAGTGCCCGCAAATTCGGCCATTGCCGCCAGGTCAGCCTGCGGCCCGCGCTGCACCCAGACGCCCTCGCCGAGATCCTTTTCGCTGAAGATGCGCAGCTCGCGCCGCTCGGCGATCTGCGTCGCCACCGCCAAGCCCTTGAGCTCATCCCCTTGCACGAACCGCCGTTGCGGAGGCGCGGGCTTTGCCGGCGCAGCACCAGGCGCAGGGAATTCACGAAAACCTCGCGTCCGCACCCACAGATGAAAATTCATCGGCCGGCGCTGTTTGAGCTCGCGCAGTTTCGCCATGTAGAGCGGCACGGCATGGCCGCACCAGGCCCGATCCTCCTGCGTCAGGAGGCGGAACTCCTCGAGCGCCAGGTCGCGCCGCATGACCTCATGGCCGACATAGCTCTCGAATGCTGGTGCGAACTCGGCCGGCTCGCCTTCCTCGATCGTTTTGTGATCGACCGGAAATCCCCCGGAGGGGGACTTAGGGGGATCTTCCTGTTCAGGTTCAGAGATTAGGCCCTTACCCGAGTGGTAAGGCTGGCGGAGTCCTGGCGCAGGGCTAGCCTCCGAATTTAGCCCTATCTGGCAGGTAGGGCTAATCTCGCCTTCCTCGGCGATCGTTTCGTCGAGATCCTCGACGACCGCACGACCAGCGGCGCGCGCCTCGATCACATAAGGATCGACGTCGTAAAGCAACCGGATCTTGTCGGTTGTCCGCTTGCCGCGACCGTTGCCGTTTCTGTTCCCCTGGTCGTCGATCCATTGATCCTGCCGCGAGATCGCGCCGATCTCCTGCAGCCAGGCCAGGCGTCGCCGAACGGTTTGTGGCGACAGCTCGCAATCCTCCGCTAACGAGGGAATGCTGACGAAACATGTGCCCTCGGCGTCGACGTAGAGCGTCAGCATGCTCAATAGGATCTTGGCCTGAATGTTTCGCAGGCGCAGATTGCGCGCCCAGCTATGCGCCTCGTCGGCGGCGATGCGGCGAGCCCGCCGTTTCGCGGTCGTCATGGTTTCACGTCCTAAGCAAATTTTTCGGGAGACGCTGACGCAACAAACACTGAAAATTCACGGCCGCGGCTGCAGCAGACGGTCGACGATGTCGCGCGCCGGCAGCCGCGAGAACGCGTCGAGCTCGATCGCGTCGAAGATCCGCTCGAGCCAGTCACGGCGGAAACGGCGCCGTTTGAGCCGCGGCGGATCGACGACGCCGGCCGCGACCGCGTCGAGATCCGGGATCTCGTATTCCTCGAGCTCGCCGAGCTCGGCACCCTTGACGACTAGTTGGCAGATCACGTCGGCGAGAGCCATCGCCGGCGGCCCTCCGGCGGCCAGGCAGCGCACGATCGCGTTAGCTCGAGGCATTGCCGCCCCTGCGCTCCGCCCTGCGCTGGTCGAGCGCGCTGCGGCCTGGCGGAGGATCTCCGAGCACGCCGCCCGTCAGGCCGCGCTCGGCGATCCTGGCGAGCAGCTCGGCACGCTCGCGCAGGCCGGCCAGCGCCGCGGTCCCCTGCTTGTCCTGGACGATGACGGGCTTAGGCGCGGCCGGCGCGATCGACGGCGACAGTACCTCGACGAGCGTCCTCACGATCGCCGGAACGACAGGCCTCGGAGGCGTCGACGGTTTCCGCGGCCTCGGCGGCCGCAGCCCCCGTGCCTTCCAATTCCGCCGCGTCGCGAGGTTGTCGGTCTGCAAATCCGTGTAATAGCGGCGCTCGCAGCCGCCCCGCGATCGGCCCGGCATATGCTGCTCGATCTTGCTCCAAGGCACGCCCAGCACGTCGCGCGCATGCAGCAGCTTTGCGTCCTCGATATCCGTCCAGACCGGATTGCGCTTGCGTTTCTCGGTCATGCTGCGACTGCCTCGCGCCGCGCGTCGCAGGCCGGCGTCGCCGTGCAATGGATGCGCTCCTCGTCGCGCCAGAACTCATCCCAATAGCCGGCAGGACCGCGTTCACGGCGGCCGACCTTGACCATGTCGCATCGGATGCACTGCTGTTCGGTCTTGAGCGGAAATCGGACCTTCTCGCCCCACTTGTGCCGCGTCGAGCTCATGCGCGCCGAGCTCCGACGATCGCCACCTTGCCGAACAGCAGCCGCGAGATCACTTGCTCGCCGCACTCGCAGACCAAATAGTCAATTGGAAATGCCTCGACGATGCCGGCCTGATCGTCTGCATAGACGACGTTGTGAACCTCGCAATCGTCGAGCGTGACGGTTACTGGCAAGTCCGAGAAATGCTCGCGCCAATAATTCGGGTCGCGCGGATCGGCTGAGACTTTCATCACGCCACCCTCCGGACGCGCGCCTCGAGATCCTCGCCGCCAACATCGCCGGCGACGCGTTCAAGACGCTCGCCAGGCAGCCAAGCCGTACGGAACGCTTCGTCACGCCGGGCAGACCAGCCGCGCTGTACCCAGCCAAGGGAATAACCGAACATGAACAGCGCAAACGCGCCGACCGCGATCGCGGCGATCTCGAGTTGCGTCATTGCCGGAGCTCCTGCGCGGCAAGCGGTCGCCTCAATCGAGCCGGGACACTGGTCGGATTGCGATTGCGATCGAACCGCTCGCCCTCGGCGATCGCCAAGGCGACGCCGCGCACCAGGTCGCGCCGATAGCCGGCCGGCTTCCACCATTCGCGCGTCCAGGGCCATTCGTGCGGCACTGCCGGCGATTCCGTGCCGGCATGCAGAACGTAGCTGGCGCCGGCCTGCGCCAGCGTGCCGCGATCGTAACCGTCATCGTGCTCGGTCGACCAACCCTCGCGCTCGATCTGGCGAAAGCGCTCGGCAATAACGGCTTGCATGAACGGCGACAGCGGCCTGCGGATATGCAGCGCCTCGAAAAGCCGGCGCAGCAGATACGATCGGCAGATGGAGATCGCCGTCATGATTGAGGCAAACGTGACGTTTTGCGCGATCGAGACTCTGACGCCGAGCAGCGGCAGGAAATAGATCTGGGCGGCGAGGCTGATGCCAAAGCCAACAACGACGTTGATCGTGCTCTCCGCGAGCGATGCCAGTTTCGTTTGCCTCATTGCCGCAATGCCCCTTTGATGCTTGCCTCGTTTTGCTGCAGCCAGCGCAGCGTATTCGCGGCGGCCTCGAGGCCGTCGCGTTGATAAACCGCCGCGGCCGAGCTCAGCTTGGCGCGCGCGCCGCTGCGTCGATCTTTGAGCTCGGTCTCGACCGCAGTGACCTGCCTGGTCATCGAAATTGCGCAGCTCGGCAGCGCGCACGGCGCCGCCGCAGCGATGCGCGCCTCGTTCTGCTGCAGCCAGCGCAGCGTTCTCGCGCCGGCCTCGAGGCCGTCGCATTGGCGTTGCGACGCAGACCGATCGAGCCTCGAGCGCGCGCCGGCACTGCGATCTTTGATCTCGGTCTCGACCGCAGCGATCTGCCGGAACAGTGCGATCTTGTCGGTCACGCGCGCGCCTCGAGCTCGAGCTGCGCAGGCGATGCGACCAGCTGCGCGAGGAATTCGCGACCGGCGCCGGTCACCTTGACGCTCGACGTCGAGCAATGCGCAAAACCGGCGCCGACCAGGTGCCGGACCATGTCGTCGGAAACCGTCTCGCCGGCGTCGATCGCGAGCAGCGCTGCCTGCATGTCGAGCTCGTCCTCGGTCAGCGGCAATCGCGTTTGCAGCTTGCCGTCGACGACCTCCGCCGCAGCACGATCGCGGCGCGCGAGATCCATTTCAGTTTGCGCGACGACGAGCGCCGGAGCCGGTTTCGGCGTCCGGCGCAGGAATGCCGGGATATCGAGCCCGTCATCGGAAAGGTCGCGTCCAGGTCGGTTCGCCGGCGGCTCGGCTGCATCAGCGCGGCCGGTAACGGCGACGCTCGAAACGACTTCCCCGATCGGCAACGAGGCAACATCGGCCGAAAGGGCTGGATCGCCGGCGTGAGCTCCGGCGTCCGCTAAATGTGAGGCCGCAGCGCTATGGCTACCCGTTGCGGCCTCGTCCGATGACTGACCATCGGCAGTCCGATCGCGCGGCGGTTTTATACCCGCCGGCCCCCCGTCAGGCGCCGAGCTCTCGCCCGCGATCGCTTGGGAATTGATTTCTGCCGCCTCCGCCTGGTTACCCCACGCATCCCAGCCGGCCGGCAATGGATTCTCTGCGTCGACGCGGGCGAACAGCTCGAGCACCGGCACGCCGCCGCCCATCGCCTCGATCATGCGCCGGTAATGCTCCGGCTTGCGCGAGTGGCCGAGCGGACGCGATCGCTCGCGATGGTTGGAGCCGAACTTTTCGCCGCTCGCCGGTTTCGGCAGGCCCTTGCCGCGCTTGAACAGCAGCAGGATCTCGTCCTGGTCGCGCACCAGGACGGCGCCGCCGGCCTCGTCCGGATGCTCATCGTCGTTTTTGGTCCAGACGAACGCGGTCGAATACGCCTCAAAGCCCCACGACAACGCGACGGCCGAGGCGAGCGGCATCTGGACGCGGACCATGATGACCTCGCCGGTCCGGAGATCCGTCGCCTCGATCTCGGCCTCATGCCAGGCGAGCATATGGGCGCGCGGAATCCAGAGAAACAGCCAGGCGTCCGGCAGGACCATGTCCCTGACCGGCAGCGCGCAGATGTCCGCCCATGGCATGGTCGGATAATGGTTTTCATAGGAGCGGCTGGTCACGCCCTGGTTTCGATGCCAGGGCGGATCGGCGTAGATGATCGGATACTTGCGGCCGGTCGGCTGCAGCGCCGAGGCGTCAGACAGCGCCTGCGCCAGACCGCGGCGATGCTCCCTGCCCTTTTCCTCGGCGCCGACCTTGGCCAGGTCCATCGCGACGCGGCCGGCGCCGGCGCGCATTTCCTCCTGGTGACGGTCGAGCGCGGCCTCGAATTCGGCCGGCGGCATCGCGGCCAGGCGCTGCGCCTTCGATGACAGTTTGCGGTCGATCCCGGCCTCGGCAAGCGTCGGCCGGTCATCTTCTGGCTGTTCCGAAACCGAACCGCCAGAAACGTTCCGGCCCCGCAGCTGACCGCGCGATCCGGTATTGAGCCCGACCGTTTCCTTTTGCGCGACGATCATCTCGCCGAGGCGCCGCTCGGCGCGGAAACGCAGCTGCGCCGCCTGGATCTCGAGGTCGCGATCCTTCGCCTGGCGCGCGTAGTGGCGCATTGCCTCGGCCTGGCTGCGGATCTCCTGGACCTCGTCGACCGCGACGGCCTCGGCCAGCGCCTTGCGCGCGGCCTCATAGCGAACGAGCTCGGTCAAAACGGGATCTCCTCGAGTTGAGGCTGCGGCGGCAGGCCGGCGACGAGCTCGCGGACGATGTCCTCGAGCGACGGCGCCGAGCCGCGCCTGCGGCGGTTGGCTGCGTTTTCTTGCTTGGTTGCCCAGCGCAGATTTGCGCGGCGGTTGTCGAGCGTCTGACCGTTGATATGGTCGACGAAATGCGAGCGCAGGTAAGCCTCGTCTCGCGGCTCGGCGAGGACCATGATCTCGCGATGCATGCGGACGGTCGCCCGCGAGACGTCAACGTTGCGCTTCGCGTAGCGCATCCAGTCGCCGCGGCCGGCGTGCCAGACGTTCCAGATCTTTTCCGACAGCCAGGCGTAATCGACGGCGTCGACCAGCGTCCAGATCGGCTCGCGCGCCGATAGCCAGATCCGCCGCCATGGCGTGCCTGTCAGGTCGACCAGGTCCGCCGATGCCTCGAGCTCCTCGCGCGTCTTTGCGAAACAGCCGTGCATCAAAGCATTCCCAGCGCCTGCATGTAGGTCTCGAGGATCGCCTCCTCGGCCTCGCGCTCGATCGGATCGAGCTTGCGCAGCTTGACGATTGCGCGGAGCGCCTTGACGTCGAAACCGTTGCCCTTGGCCTCGGCATAGACGTCGCTGATGTCGTCGGAGATCGTCTTTTTCTCCTCGATCAGCCGCTCGACGCGCTCAACGATCGATTTCAGCTGGTCTTTTGCGATCGTCGTCGCGCGAGTTTCTGCGGCTGGTTTCTTGGTCATGCGATCGCCTCGAGCAGGCCGCCGTCGACGCGGAACGGCCGCGTCTGCGCGTAACAGACGACGTCTTTTCGCTCCCACGCCGGCGGCGTCGGCATGCGCAGGAACGGCTCGCCGTCGAGCATGACGAGCTGCGGGACGTCGTCGTCGGCGACGATCGGCAGACGGATCGCGCCCATGATGCGATTGCGCTCGAGACCGAACAGCACGGCGCGAACGGCGCGGACGGCTGACTTTCCGCTCATCGACGCACCCAGCGGAAACCGGCGCCGGCGTTGCGGCGGCGATCCAGGAAAGGCTGCATCGCGGCGCCGACCGCGGCGAACGCGGCGGCGAGCAGGACGCACCCCATCATGACGAGAAAACGCAGATCGTTGACGTCGACGCCAGCGAGGGTGTTTTGCTCCATGGATTGCCCCACTAATCCGCCATGCCGCGCTGCATGGATTCGATCTGCCGGCCGAGCTCGGCCTGCGCCTTGACCAGTTTCGAGAGCTCGAGCTGTTTTTTGAATCCGACCCACCAGGCCGGCCGCGCCTCGCCCATGATCGCGTCGAGGATCTTGTCGCCGACGTCGGACTGCAGCAGCTTGGCTTGGAAGGCGCTGCCGAGATCCCGATCGCCGGCGAGGCAGCGCTCGCAATGACGGATCTCGGCGCCGGTTCGGATCGCGAGCTCGGCCGCGGTCTGATGCGGGAAAAGCCTGCGGAAAACCTGCATCGCCGGCGCGATCGTCCGGCCAGCTGGCCGGTTTGTCCCGGCCTGTTGGCCGGTCCGCTTTTTTGCGTTCCCGGCCGGAACTTGTGTAGCCTCTCGCCCCATGTTGCCCCTGCGCGAAAAACCGTTAGTGACGCTTGCGACGCGGCGCCGGCCGGATGCCCCAGAGCTCCGGCGGCGCCGTCAGGCCGCGCTCCGCGAGCTCGGCCCCGAAAATCAGAAATGTCGTGGAAGGCAGGCAGCCGCGGGCGATCGCGTTGGAAATCGCCGGCGGTTTGCAACCTGCGAGAGCAGCAGCCCTGAAGGTGCCGCCGACCGCGTCGACGACTTCCCTTGCACTGCTCAATTTTTTGAACCGCGAATCATTCATGCCGCCCGGAACATACTTCACATATTGTGAAGATCCAAACGGTTCACATTCGGTAAATGGTAAATGTTGGCAGCATCAGCGACATTGCCGCTCGTTATGGCGGCCAAAGCAGCAGACCAAAATCCCGAGAACACCGAGGCAGTTGCGCATCGCCTCAAGCGGACGCGTGAAGCCATGAAGCTAAACCAGGCGGCTTGGTGCCGCCTGGTTGGGATCGATGGGCCGCAGTGGAATAACTATGAGGTCGGCGGGCGGCGCATCACGATCGACGCCGCCCTCAAGGTCTGCAAGGCGACCGGCGTCGGCCTCAATTGGATCTATCGCGGCATGGCAAACGACGTCCCGGTCAACCTGGCGACGGCGATCCAGGCGCTGGAGCGAGCCGCACGCAAGCGCTCATAGCCGCCGCGCGCAATGCCGCCGAGTGCCTGGCAATGGTCGGCACCACGATCGCCGCGACGGCATAGCAACCACCAAAGACGAGCTCGCGCGCTGTCGGAATAGATAGCTCGAGCGCCGGCGGCACGATCAGCAGATTATGCGCGACGCCGGCCAGGACGCCGACCAGGACGCCATAGCGCCGGCCGAACACCATCGAACAGCCGGCCGCCAGCGGCGCCATCAGTGGGATCTCAACCGCCTGGATACCCACCAGCGAAACGAGCGCCATAGCGACCGGCATCACCAGCAGGAACAGCGCCACGGTCCAGAACAGCGCCAGCCCGGCGCGGTATGGCGGATCCAGCGCCATGACCTGCCGCTCCCATAGCGGCCGAGGCCCCGGCGCCGTCATGTAACCCTCGAGCAGGACGGCGAGCTCGTCGACGACCTGCCGCGCATCCTCGGCAGAATCAGAAGGCAGCTGGATCGCGAGCTGCAAAGCAAGGTGACGGTTTGCCTCCGATGACCGCGGGCGGCTCGAAATAAGTGTTTTCATTGTTGTTTTTCCACTGGCATTCACACGCCGTTAATGCTGGCGTTGCAAATATTCACGTTTTGTGATTATCCATGGCTCCCGGCATTCGAGCCGGGAACGCGAATGTTTCTAGTGGGACAATCAACCGGATGCCTACACCGCAAATTTACGGGTGTGGATTGAGTGACAAGGTCACAGCCGCCCCTATGCAACCAGAAGATTCAAGCGGCGCGGCTCCTCAACCTGTTGCAATTCCGCCCCGCGCACGCATCGCGCGAAACGGAGCCCCTTCCACGATTCATTACCGCGCCGGCATCGCCGTTGAGGCGGGCATGCGGCGCTTTCGGGAGCACTGGCAGACGCCAGACGGCATCGAGTATTTCGCATGACCCATCGCCCCGCGGCCCTCCTCCCCGGCGTTTATCCCCCGCGCCAGCCGGCCGCCATGGCCGCCGGCTATTGCGGCGAGATCTCGGTTGAGTCTTTCTTGCGTGAGGTGAAAGCGGGAACCTACCCGCAGCCCGCGATCAAGAGAGGACGGCGTCAGATATGGCTGACAGCGGAGCTGGACAGGGCAATGGCCCAAGCAGGCCAGCCTTGCGCAAACGAAACCGCGGCGGACGTCGCGGCGGATTTCTGACCGTGAGCCGCCCCCTGCCCCGTTTCGTGCTGACCAAGCAGGTCAAAGGCCGCACCCGCTACTACTGGACGCTGCCGACCCATTACCGCCGCCAGGGCTGCACCCTGCACGGGGAGCACGAGACGGCACTCGGCGACGATTACGAGGCTGCCTGCGGCAAGGACGGCGCCGGCGGCCGTGCGGCCGTCCTGAATGGCCTGTTCGACGACTGGGACCGGATACGGCTTGGCGAGCCGCCGAAGCCAAAGGTCGAGATCCGCGCCGGCACCGTCGACTGGCTGTTCAGGACCTACAAGACCTCGACCGACTGGAAGAACCGTGTCTCCAAGCGCACCGCGCCGGACTACGAGATCACGATGGATCTGCTCGCCGATCTCGTCGGCGCGTCCGGAATCCGGGTCGGCGACCGTATGGTCACGTCGATCACGCCGGTGGTCGCCGACAAGCTTTACGAGAAGATCCGCACCACGCCGGTGCGCAAGGGCAAGTCGGAGCGGCCGCGCTCGGCCGAGAAGGTCGTGGTCCTATGCCGGCACGCCTGGCGCGCCGTGCAGCGGTTGCATCCGGCGATGTTCATCGACGGCCCCGCATGGAATCCGTGGGACGGCGTCGCGATGGAGAAGCGGAAGCACGCCACCAAGCCGGCCGTGTCCCGAGAGGACGTCTACGCCTTCGCCTGGGGTGCCATAGGGCTCGGTCAGGTTCAGCCCGCCGCTGCAGCCGTGATCTGCTTCGAATGGCTGCAGCGGCCTGAGAACGTGCTGGCGGGCTATGTCACATGGACCGGGTACCGCGGGCAGTCACACCCCAACCAGATCCGGATCGAGCACCACAAGACCGGCGAGATGGTGTTGCACCCGCTCGAGGAGGCCGTTGAGGGCGAGCAGGTGCTGTTCTACGAAGAGGCCGAGCAGGTGCTGGCGAAGCTGCCGAAGCTCGCCACCGGCCTGATCATGAAGCCCGGCCGCACGCCGAAGCACGTTGCGACCACCTGGGACATCCATACCATGGCCCGCCACGTGCGCAAGCTGCGCGAGGCGCTCGGGCTGCCCGACACCTTCACGCTGGACGCCTGCCGGCACGGCGGCATGACCGAGCTCGAGGAAGCCGAGCTGACCGATGGCCAGGGCCGCGCGCTGTCAGGGCACAAGTCGAAGGCTTATGAGGGCTATGCGAAACGGACCGAGAAACGGGCCCTGGCGGCGACGCGGAAGCGCTATGCGCACCGGGCGTCAATGGACGCTGGGGCGGAGTCGACGCCGGCGATCGAGGCGCCGGCATCGCGCAAGCGGTCATGACCGAGGAACGCAACCTAGTTTTTATAGTTTTAATGCCGAGGAGATCAAAAATGTTATTTTTCATTGATTTAGCGTTCGCGCCTTTGCAATTCGTGGCGTCGGTTTGCGATGAACTGACGAGGCCAAACGTCACCCTTACTATCCGCACGGTCGTGCTCGGCCCCGCCCAGGTGATCCACATCACCCCGGAGCGCCGTGCGCGCCGGGAGCGCAAGATCCTTCGGCGTCTAGGAGGGTTAGTTAGATGA